CTTCGAAACAAATTCTTCAACGCCACCAGTTGAGCTGGTTGTAGAAAAGTTCCGTGATTTTGTTCCAGACAATGGTGTTGGTGCTACTAAGTATCATTTAGAACAGCTGCAGCATGAGTATATGAACAATGCACTCAAGGATGTTATTCGTGCTGCTGCAGCAGATGTGCAGGCAGACAAGGCAGTGAACGCACTTGAGATGCTAATCACAAAGACATCAGAGCTAAAAAAGAATTCGTCTGCTATTAGAGACATTGACGCTACTGACCTAGAATCAGCTATTGCATATTATGAAAATGCTAAGAAACAGGCAGATGCTGGAACATCTGGAATCAAAACTGGTCTTCCAGGCTTTGACGACTATCTACCAGCAGGTATCATGCCAGGACAGCTAGGTGTATTCTTGGCTTACCCAGGTATTGGTAAGTCGTGGCTATCACTATACTTTGCGGTACAGGCATGGAAGCAGGGCAAGTCACCAATGGTTATCAGCCTTGAAATGAGTGAGACAGAAGTTCGTAACCGTGTATTTACTATCATGGGAGAAGGTCTTTGGTCACACCGCAAACTATCCGCAGGACAGATTGAGATTGACGACCTAAAGCGTTGGCACAAAGATAAGCTAGCTGGCAAGGCAGAGTTCCACATTATTTCTAATGATTCTGGTGGAGAAGTGACCCCATCAGTTTTGCGTGGAAAGATTGACCAGTATAAGCCAGACTTTATCATTGTTGACTACCTACAGCTGATGTCCCCAAACCAGAAGTCAGACAATGAGACTGTTCGTATGAAGAATCTTTCTCGTGAGCTAAAGCTTATGGCTATTTCAGAAGAAATCCCTATCATTGCAATTTCATCTGCAACACCAGATGACGTTACTAAGCTAGATACTGTTCCTACACTTGGCCAGACCGCATGGTCACGCCAGATTGCGTATGACGCTGACTGGGTAATGGCTCTTGGTCGTGGTGCTAACTCAGACATTATCGAGTGTGTATTCCGTAAGAACCGTAACGGATTTATGGGCGAGTTCTTGGTACAGGTAGACTTCGACAAGGGCTGGTACAAGTACAAGGATTACCAGGATAACTAAGATAACATGAGTAACAACAAGAAGCCATTTAACCTATACACTGAAGAGCAGGTCAAGAGGGTAATTACTGGATCTGGCATAAACATAGAAAATGAAATCGATACCGATTACATCATGTTTTGTCCATTCCACCCTAATCACCGTACCCCTGCTGGCGAGGTGGATAAGACCAAGGGCACATTCTTTTGCTTCTCATGCCATAAGGTAGCAGATCTAGTTGAGTTTGTTATGCACACTACTGGCAGAACCTACTTTGAGTCTATAAGATTTATTAAAAGTCGTGAGACTGCAAGTAATCTAGAAGATGAGGTTGCTAAGCAGTTACACAAGAAGCCAGAGTACCTAGCATTTGATGAGCTGATGGTTAAAAGACTTGCTTCACAGGCTATAGACTCACCAAGAGCAACTAGATACTTTAGTGGTAGGCAAATTGGACAGGAGTCCATGAAGAAATTCTTGCTAGGATTTTCTGAAAAGCAAGACATGGTAACTGTACCTGTTCATGCCCCAGATGGAATGCTTGTAGGGTTTGTCGGTAGATCAATCGAAGGCAAAGAATTCAAGAACACTCCAGGGCTACCAAAGGGTAAGACTCTGTTTAATCTGCACAGGGTAAAGACCGCAGACAAGGTTTATGTGGTAGAATCGTCTTTCGATGCTATTCGCCTAGACCAGTGTGGGTTTCCAGCGGTAGCAACATTAGGTGCAAACGTATCTAATTTCCAAATAGACTTGCTTCAAAAGTATTTTAATAATATAATTGTTATAGCGGATAACGATGAAGCTGGAGGAAACATGAAGACTAGGATTCAGGAGAAGCTTGGTTCACGTGTTTCTGTCATACAACTGAATAAAGAATATAAAGACATAGGCGACATGTCGGACGAAGATATAAAGAAACTAGAAGTATCATTTGACAAGTCAATAGCCAATATGCTAAACTAATAAAAAATAGGAGAAATATCATGGGAGTAATTAAGGGTCTTAAAGACATCAGTGCATTGCTGGACAAGCCAAAGTATGATGGCAATGCAACCAAGGTTCGCTGGCTAAAGCTAGCTGACGGACAATCTGCAAAGATTCGCTTTGTAGAAGAGCTAGACACAGACTCTGCACACTATGCAGAAGATCGTGGCCTTTCTGTAGTAATCGCAGAGCACACCAATCCAAAGGACTACAAGCGTAAGGCTGCATGTACTATGGATACCGAAGGTCGTTGCTTCGGATGCGAGATGGGACGCAAAGAGCCAAAGGGTGGCTGGCGTTCAAAGATGCGTTTCTACTGCAACGTGCTAGTAGACGATGGTCTAGAGGCACCATACATTGCAGTGTGGTCGCAGGGTATTTCAAAGCAGTCTGCATTCAACACTATTCGTGAGTATGCCCTGGAGACTGGCAGCATCTCTAACCTAACCTGGAAGATTAAGCGTAACGGTCAGGGAACTGAAACCAACTACACTCTAATCCCAACTGCACCAGACTCTGAGCCATACGCATGGGCAGACGCTGAGTTCTTCAACTTGGAGAAGGTTGTACGTGAGGTTCCATACCCAGAGCAGGAAGCATTCTTCTTCGGCTTTGATTCACCGTCAGTAACTGCAACAAATACCGATTGGTAATATGATCAATGGATGGGGGTAGATATCTAATGTCTGCCCCCATTTATCATTGACAAAATCCCTAAACTATGACATACTAATATTTCACAATAAGATAGGTTTTACTAAATGAGCTATAACGGTTTACACGTCCACACCCATTACTCACTATTTGACGGAATTGCTACGCCAGAAGAGTACTTGGATCGTGCACAGGAAATTGGAATGACTGGTCTTGCAATTACAGACCACGGTTCACTTTCTGGACACCGTGAGTTTTACCGTATTGCCAAGGAGAAGGGCATCAAGCCAATCCTAGGCATTGAGGGGTATATTACGAATGACAGATTTGACCAACGTGCCAATGACGTTAGAGATGGACTACTAGACCTAGTCTACAATCACGTTATCGTTCTAGCAAAGAATAAGGTTGGTCTAGAGAATCTAAACAAGCTCAACGAGATTGCATGGACTGAAGGATACTTTAAGAAGCCACGCTTTGACTATGAGGTACTAGAGAAGTACTCAGAAGGTCTTATCTTGCTATCTGGCTGCCTGTCTGGTGCACTTGCAAAAGCAATTGAAGCCGAAGAGCTTGCAGAGGCTAAGCGTATCATCGAGTGGCACAAGCGTGTCTTTGGTGATGACTATTACATTGAGGTAATGCCACACAATCCTGCAGAAGTAAATAAGCAGTTACTTGAACTTGCAGACCAGTATGGAGTAACACCAGTTGTAACTCCAGACTGCCACCACTCTCACACTGGACAGAAAGAAATCCAGGAGCTAAAGCTTATTCTGAACAGCTATTCTAACAAAGTTCAGAAAGACGCAACCTATGATGGCTCGCTAAAGTATGACAACCTAATGGATAGATTGCAGTACCTTTATGGCGATAGAGAAATCTCATTTACAAACTTTGATATCCACCTGCTTTCTGACGAAGAGATGCGTGGTGCCATGGAGTCGCAAGGTATTAGCCGTGACGACATGTATGAGTCTACTCGCATTATTACTGATAAGGTAGAAGACTATGCTATTGAAGACCACCTAGACCTTTTGCCAGTGCAGTATCAGAACCCAGACAAGGAACTGCGTGAGCTTGCTCTTGCAGGACTAGAAAAGCGTGGAGTTCTTAGTGATGACTACATTGCTCGCTTAGATGAAGAGCTAAAGGTTATTAAAGATAAGAACTTTGGACCTTACTTCCTAGTTGTACGCTCAATGATTTCCTGGGCAAAGAAGGAAGGCATCATGGTTGGACCAGGACGTGGTTCTGCTGCTGGGTCACTGCTTTGCTATGCACTAGAGATCACAGACATTGACCCTATCGTTCATGGCCTACTGTTCTTCCGCTTCATCAACCCAGAACGTAATGACTTCCCAGATATCGATACAGATATCCAAGACTCACGCCGTGAAGAGGTTAAAGATTATCTAGTGCGACAGTATAAGCACGTAGCCTCTATTGCAACATTCCTACAGTTCAAGGATAAGGGTGTTGTACGTGACATTGCACGTGTGCTACATATCCCACTTACTGACGTTAATAAGGTACTTAAGGTTATCGATACATGGGACGACTACTGCTATTCAAAGCAGGCAGCATGGTTCCGTGAAAAGTATCCAGAGGTTGAGTCATACGGAGATCAGCTACGTGGTCGTATCCGTGGTACTGGTATTCACGCTGCAGGTGTTGTTACATCTAAGCAGCCTATCTTTAAGTTTGCTCCACTAGAGACTCGTACTTCGCCAGGTAGCAAGGAGCGTATTCCTGTAGTGGGAGTAGACATGGAAGAGGCAGAGCGTATTGGTCTTATTAAGATTGACGCACTTGGTCTAAAGACCCTATCTGTGCTACGTGACACACTTGACATTATTAAAGAACGCCATGGCAAGAATATTGATTTGCTTTCGCTAAACATGGAAGACCCAAAAGTCTATCAGATGCTTTCTGACGGATACACCAAGGGTGTGTTCCAGTGTGAAGCTACACCATATACCAACCTGCTAGTTAAGATGGGTGTAAAGAACTTTGCAGAGCTTGCTGCATCTAACGCTCTTGTTCGTCCAGGTGCTATGAACACTATTGGTAAGGACTACATTCTTCGTAAGCACGGTAAGCAGAACATCGCATACCACCACCTAAAGATGAAAGCATTTACGCAAGAAACCTACGGATGTATTCTATACCAAGAGCAGGTTATGCTTGCCTGTACAGAGCTTGGCGGTATGTCTATGGCAGAAGCTGATAAGGTTCGTAAGATCATTGGTAAGAAGAAGGACGCTAAGGAGTTCGACCAGTTTAAGGATAGATTCGTAAAGGGTGCATCAGAATATGTCCGCCCAGAGGTCGCAGAAGAGCTGTGGCACGACTTTGAGGCACACGCAGGGTACTCGTTCAATAAGTCCCACGCTGTGGCTTACTCAACGCTCTCATACTGGACTGCATGGCTCAAGACCCACTATCCAATTGAGTTTATGTATTCTATTCTAAAGAATGAAAAAGATAAAGACGCTCGTACAGAGTATCTAATCGAAGCAAAGCGTATGGGTATTACCATTAAGTTACCACACATTAATGACTCTGGAATTGACTTTAAGATTGAAGGCCAGGGTATTAGATTCGGACTGACTGGCATTAAGTTTATTAGTGATAATATTGCAGAGAAGTACCTTGCTGCACGTCCATTTAACTCATATAAGGAGCTAGAAGAGTTTTCTTATGGTAAGGGTAACGGAGTCAACTCTCGTGCCCTCCAGGCCCTGCGTGTGACTGGTGCTGCAACGTTTACAGACAACCCTAGGAACGATCAAGAGGTACGTGAGAATCTGTACGAGTACCTAAATCTGCCAGAGTTTAATATATCAGTTCCGCAGCACTTCCATGCATTTATTAATGAGGTAGAGGAGTTTGAGGAAAAGGGTTCCTTTATTCTTATGGGTATGGTAAAGTCTATTAAGCGAGGCAAGGGCTGGAGTCGTGTAGAGATTCTGGATAAGACTGGCAGCGTTGGCATCTTTGACGATGAGCAAACTATAATTGAGCCAGGAAAGACCTATTTGCTTTTGGCTAGTGATAACAGAATCTTGTCTTCAATACCAGCAGATGAAATTGGCAAGACTGAATCAGCCATAACTAAATATCTTAACTACAAAAATTTGCCATACAACGAAGAGGAAATGTTTGTTGTATCTTTCAAGCCAAGAATAACTAAGGCTGGAAAGAAGATGGCATACCTAACGTTAGCAGATGCTTCAAGGGAATTGCATTCTGTTACTGTATTTCCAACACAATTCCCAAAGGCATATATGACTATTAAAGAAGGAAACGCCTACAAGTTTTCCTTTGGCAAAACAAAAGATGGAACGGTGATTTTAAATGATGTTGCTTGATGACATGGCAGTAAAGCTGCATGAGACTGCAGTAGAGAAAGGCTTCTGGCCCGAAGACGTAGACGATATCTTTATTACTAAGCAGCTAATGATGATTGTATCAGAGGCAGTAGAGGTAATGGAGGCTATTCGTAAGGACAAGGGCGAGGACCAGATCGCAGATGAGATGGCAGACATCTTGATACGCACACTAGATCTATATGCAGGCCTAGTTGAGCATGGCTATACCAAAGTTTCCCTAGACTATGCTCTAGATAAAAAAGCAGGAATAAACAAGGACAGACCAGAAAGGCACGGTGTTCGTTTTTAATGACTACAGTAGAAGAAGCATTGGCATTGCTAGACCCAAAGATTCGTAAGCGTCTTGGAACTGGTATTAATATTAAGACAGAGATGCAGCCTACAGCCAGTCCTGGACTAAACCGTGCATTGCGTGGTGGGCTACCATACGGCAGACAGGTTCTTATCTGGGGATCAAAGTCATCAGCTAAGTCATCAATGTGCCTACAAACTATTGGTTTGGCACAGAAAGATGGAAAGCTTTGTGCATGGATAGATGCCGAGATGTCGTATGACGAAGAGTGGGCACAGAAGCTTGGGGTAGATACAAGCCAGCTAATTTACTCTCAGGCTAGGACCATTAATGAGATGGTAGATGTTGCCGTAGCTCTGATGCAGGCAGGAGTAGACTTGATTGTAATTGACTCAGTCACTTCGCTGCTACCAGCTATATATTTTGAAAAAGATTCTGATGAACTGAAGGCTCTAGAAAATACCAAGCAGATTGGTGCAGAGTCACGTGATTTCAGTAACGCTTGGAAGATGATCAACTATGCTAATAACAAGGTAAAACCAACCTTGATTATTGCAATTTCACAGTCAAGAAATAATATTAACGCTATGTATACTAGCCAACAGCCAACTGGTGGTCAGTCAACTAAGTTCTATTCTTCTACAGTGATTAAGCTATTCTCTTCCGAATCAGAGAACCAGGCCCTAAAGGGTAAGATAGCAATAGGAGATAAATTAATTGAAGAAAAAGTTGGTAGAAAAATTAGGTGGGAACTTCAGTTCTCTAAGACATCGCCTGCTTTCCAAAGTGGGGAATATGATTTTTATTTCAACGGGGATTTTGTTGGCGTTGATTCTGTTGCCGATCTGGTTGACACTGCTGAGCTTGCTGGCCTTATTGACAGGACTGGTGCTTGGTATAAGTTGGATAATGGAGACAAAATCCAAGGTAGAGACGCATTTGTCAAATATGTTAAAGAAAATGAAGAATATCAGGAAGAACTGAGGAATCAGCTTGTCAGGTAAGTACAATATATATTCTGGCCAGTTTAAGTGCTATGAATGTGGTGAAGTCGTAAAGTCACTACGCAGCTATCCAGATGAAAAGCTGTTAACTTGGATGTGTAGTCAGAAGCACATGAGCACGGTAAACCTCGGAGTAAAGAAAAAGAGTAAGAAGGATTATGAGCGAGAGGGGTGAGTCTAAGAGGATTGGTGCAAAGCAGCACAAGAACTCTGGCAGAGGGACTCATAAGGGGGACGCTACATGGGAAAACTTCACTGTTGACTTTAAAGAGTATCCAAAGGGATTTACCGTTAACCAGGATAACTGGGCTAAGGCAGTAACAGATGCCATCAAGAATAAGAATGACCCAGCTATCGTCGTGGTACTTGGGGAAGATAGTCGCAAAACAAGACTAGCAATAATTGAATTAAGTTTACTAGAACAATTAATAGAAGGAAATAAAGAATGAAAATACTACTACTAGATATCGAAACAACTCCGATGCAGGTGTATGCTTGGGGGCTATGGGACCAGAACATCAGCATTGACCAGATCATTAAGAGTACTGAGATGCTTTGCTTTGGTGCTAAGTGGCTAGACGGAAAAAAGACTGTATTTAAGTCAGTCTATCACGACGGCAAGGAAGAAATGCTTAAGTCATTGCATGCACTGATTGAAGAGGCAGATCTACTTGTAGGTTGGAACTCAGCTGCTTTTGATCACAAGCACATCAACCGTGAGTTCCTTGAGAACGGAATGACACCACCATCACCAGTCAAGGACCTAGACCTTATGAGTATCACTAAGGCTAACTTTCTGTTTCCATCTAACAAGCTAGACTATGTTGCTCAGAAGCTTGGTGTTGGTGCCAAGGTTAAGCACTCTGGATTTAGCCTTTGGATCAAGTGCATGGATGGCGATAAGAATGCTTGGAAAGAGATGAAGAAGTATCAGATTCAGGATGTAGAGCTGCTCGTAGACCTGTATCACAAGCTATCTCCGTGGTTTGTTACGGCTGGCAGGGCAACTGCAAAAGAGAAGCAGGCTATACAGGCAACTGATTCGGTGGTATAATATGACCATGAATGAAACAAAGCCAGAAACAACAATCGAAAAAGTAAATGGTTTAGCAGAAATTGCGGACTTTATGCAGGATGAGGAGCTTTCTCAGGCACTAGCATTTATAGCTAAGCTAATTATTAAGCCAGACATTCCTCTACAGGTAGCAACAGTGGAAATCGTTAGATTGCAGGCAATTGCTGCTAAGATGGCATTTAAGGCTACCTGGATGGTCAATGTTGAAAAGGGGAGCAGAGAGAAGAAGAATATCTACTTTACTGCACACGAGGCTATCTCAGATCTTGTCTCTGCCTTGAAATATATAGTCCGTTAGTGGTATAATAGAATCACTAAGAGAAAAGATTTAAACACATGGCTAAAAATTTACTACAGCAGGTAATGTTAAAGGTTGATCAGAAGGTGGCATCTAAGCCATCATTTATCGACAAGGAAGCGTTGATTGCAAAGATTAACTCTGGCTATACGGTAAAGCGTGTAGACAAGTTTCAAACCAAAAAGACATTTGCACCTAGTACAATCGCATATTCTCACGGAGAATGTCCAAGATACTGGTACCTAGCATTTGAAGGTGCAGTATTTACTGACAACGCAGATGCCTACGGCGGTGCTAATATGACAGCTGGGACTAAGTCTCACGAGCGTATTCAGCAAGCTATGGAAGATGCAGGAATCCTAAAGGATTCAGAGTTTAAGGTTACTTACGATAACCCACCAATCTTTGGATATGGTGACGTTATCTTAGACTGGGAAGGCGACGATCTTCTTGGTGAAATCAAGACCATGCCAAATGAGGGCTTTGAGTATAGAAAGACTGCAGGAAAGCCAAAAACAGGCCACCTGATCCAGCTACTTATCTATATGAAGATTCTTAATCGTGGCAAGGCAATCCTGATTTATGAAAACAAGAATAATCACGAACTGCTGATTTTTCCTGTAGAATTAAATCAATACTATTATGAGTGGGTAGAGAACGCATTTAGTTGGATGAGAGAAGTTCGTGGGGCATGGGAGAAGAAGACTCTTCCAACCAAGAACTATCGATCAAATTCTAAAATCTGTAAGACATGTCCTATACAGGCAGCATGTGCAGAAGCAGGCTCAGGAGAGATAAAGATTAAATCCCTGGAGCCACTAGATGAAAAACAAACACTGTAGTTGGTGCGATTCTCAATTTGAGAGTTCTATAACCTATCAGATATACTGCTCTGCAGAATGCAGAACTCAAGCTACAAAAGAAAAGATCTCTGAGCGATATGAAAGAGTAAGACGAGTACGTCTATCTCAAAAAGATCGTAAGTGCAAGTCTTGTGGCAACAGACTATCATCATATAACGATGATAGTCTTTGTCATTCTTGTAATATAAATAAGGATGAGGTTGCCAGGGCACTTAGAGAAATAAAAAGGTCCGCAAATGGTAAAGAGCTTTCTTGAGTCGCTGCAGCCTAAAAAGATCTGCACTATTGACGCTAGTACAAATAGCCTAGCGTTTGCAATCTTTGATGGCAAGAGTCTAATAAGATGTGGAAAGATAAAATTTTCTGGAAAGAATACTTACGAGAAGGTTGCCGATGCAGCAAGGAAAACAAAGGCATTTTTTGAAAAGTTTCAGGACATAGAAGCAATTGTTATAGAGCATACTGTATTTATAAATAGCCCAAAAACAGCAGCAGACTTAGCACTAATACAGGGTTCACTATTGGGTGCCGCAGCGTTAAATGGAATAAGAACCGCAGGATCGATAAACCCTATTGCTTGGCAAACATTCTTGGGTAATGGCAAGCTCACCAAAGAGGAGAAGCTGTCTATTAGAAAAGATAACCCTGGCAAGTCTGAGTCATGGTACAAAAACTTTGAAAGAGAATTTAGAAAGATAAGAACAATAAACTTTGTAAACATTAATTACGATAAGCATATAGATGATAACGATGTCGCAGATGCGATTGGTATTGGTCATTATGCAATTTATAATTGGGGAAAGGTTGACAAGTAATATGGCATCTGCTAAACTTTACACGAATGAATTGTGGTTAAAGAAAAGATACCACGTAGATAAAAAGACTCCAGAGCAAATTGCAAAAGAGTGTGGGACAAGCGTAGAAACTATCTATGTTTACCTTGCTAAATTCGGATTAAGAAAGTCAAGAAGATAATATGAGAAGAAGCGTAATTAATGAAGCACTAGCATTCGATGATATTTTGTTAGTTCCACAACACTCAAGTATTGCTAGTCGCAAAGACGTTAGCCTTAGAAGTGATATTGGAAAGATTGTTTTAGAAACACCAATCATTGCTGCACCAATGGATACTGTTTGTGAAACAGATATGGCTGTAAAGATTGCACAGCTTGGAGGACTAGGTGTGCTGCACAGATACATGCCAGTGGAGGCTCAGGCACGAATGCTTCAGGATGTTATCGCTCTTGGATCAGCTGCATTTGTATCTATTGGAGCTACTGGAAGCTTCCTGGACGATGCCAGGGTACTTGTTAAGGCTGGTGCTAGTGCAATCCTTGTAGATACTGCTAATGGCCACAGTGACTATGCCATTAATGCAGTTAAGGCTTTGCGACAGGAATTTGGAAACGATATTCATATTATGTCTGGAAACATCGCAACAGCCGATGGCTACGCAAGACTAGCAGATGCTGGAACTAATTCAGTTCGTGTCGGTATTGGTGGTGGGTCAGCATGTACTACAAGAATCGTTAGCGGTCATGGTGTGCCAACTCTGTCTTCCATTCTTGATATTAGATCTGTATTCCCATACGGTGATGGCCCAGCAATCATTGCCGATGGTGGAATTAGAAACTCTGGCGATGCCTCTAAGGCTTTGGCTGCAGGTGCAAATGCTGTTATGCTTGGTGGTGCCCTAGCTGGCACTGACGAATCTCCTGGAGAAATCATTGAAGGCAACCGCAAGCTATTCCGTGGAATGGCCTCCTATGAGGCACAGAAAGACGGACGAGGCTCTGTTTCTGGGGTAGAGGGAATTTCTACCACTGTTCCATGCAAGGGTCCAGTAGAGCACGTTATCAATGATTTTAGATCTGGTATTGCCAGTGCAATGTCATACACGGGAGTTGACAATCTAAGAGACTTCGCATACAATAGCCTTTATATTGAGATTACCAACTCTGGTCTTGCTGAAAGCAAGCCACACGGAAAGGCATAACATTGGCTCGTAAACAAAAGTCTGACATAGCACCAAGCAACTTTGTCACTGAACCATACATGGAGATAGATGGTTTTGTGATTAATGGTGGAGACATCATTAAGGTAAAGGGAGAGTACGGAATCAAGTTTAAGTTTGTTGGCGTTACAACAAATACTCTCAGTGGTGCATCCTGGGTAGACTGCTTTGAGATTTTTAGAGGTAGTGCTCAGCAATTCCGTGCATTCAAGCAGGACCGTATTAAGCGAGTCCCACAAAGAGGAAAGAGAGCCAAGCGTGTCGTTTGAAGACCTAACAATTGAGCACCTTGACGAAGTAAACAAGGTTGTAGAAAAGTACCTAGCAGGTAACGAGCCTACACAGATTTCTAAAGAGCTTTCTATGCCACGACAAAAGGTCGTAGCTTATATCCAGGAATGGAGAGCGATGGCAGCAGACAATGCTGCTATTCGTGCTCGTGCAAAGGAAGCCCTTGTGGGTGCAGATACCCACTACACAAAACTTATTCAGAAGGCATACGAAGTTATTGACGATGCCACTACTACAGCCAACCTTAATGCTAAAACTGCAGGTATCAAACTAGTCATGGATCTTGAGTCTAAGCGTATAGACATGCTCCAGAAGGCAGGACTTCTTGAAAACAAGGAGCTTGCGGAAGAGATGATTGCTATTGAAGAAAAGCAGCAAGCCCTAATTCAGATTCTAAAAGATATCGCATCTGAGCACCCAGAGGTTCGTGATAAGATTATGCAACGACTATCTGTTATGGCTAAAGATAAAGAGGTAATCACAATTGTCCACCAATAATAGAGTAGTTGGATTTACCGCATCAGCATTTGACCTACTTCATGGAGGCCACATCCTTATGCTACAGGAAGCAAAGACTATCTGTGACTATCTTATCGTAGCACTCCAGGTAGATCCATCAAGGGAGAGAGAGCATAAGAATAAGCCAAGTCAAAGCCTTATAGAGAGACAGATTCAGCTTAAGGCCACCAAGTATGTAGACGAAATAATTGTTTATGAAACAGAGGAAGATCTAGTCGAGATTCTAAAGTCTATACCAATGAATGTTAGGATTATTGGTGAAGACTATCTTGGCAAGGACTTTACTGGTAAGCAGTACTGCATGGATAACGGAATTGAGATATACTATAATAGGAGAAAGCACGACTATAGCTCTTCTGGATTGGTAAATAAAATACGTAATGTTCGATGATTTTTTAGATGCACTCAAAGCTGACAACTTTGAAGAGCGTCCAGTAGACGCTAAAACATTTGTCGAAGGTGAAGACTATCTTGCCCAGCCACCACTATCTGATGTTCAGTATGACATCGTAGAGGCAATGAGCCAGATATATAAGCTTGAAGACCTTATCGATTTGATGGGAGATACCGATGGTAGAAGATACTACAAGAAGTACACTAAGAACGAAGTCATTCTACAGCTGGGCAAGGGGTCTGGAAAAGACTTTACTTCCACAGTTGCATGTGCTTACATTGTCTACAAGCTATTATGTCTTAAAGACCCTGCACGTTACTTTGGTAAGCCTAGTGGCGATGCCATTGACATTATTAACGTTGCGATTAACGCACAACAGGCGAAGAATGTATTCTTTAAAGGCTTTAAGACTAAGATTGAGAAATCGCCTTGGTTTGCTGGAAAGTATAATCCAAAAGCAGAATCCATTGAATTTGATAAGTCTATCACAGTATACTCAGGTCACTCGGAAAGAGAGTCCCACGAGGGTCTTAACCTTATCCTTGCAGTACTTGACGAGATCTCTGGTTTTGCTACAGAAATTGGAACAGGTAATGATCAGGGTAAGACGGCTGACAATATATACAAAGCTTTCCGTGCATCGGTAGACTCTCGTTTCCCAGACCTAGGAAAGGTAGCACTTCTATCGTTTCCACGTTTCCCAGGAGACTTTATTTCACAACGATACGATGCCGTTATTGCAGAAAAAGATGTAGTGACTAAGAGTCATAGATTTATTATGAATCCAGAGTTGCCAGAAGATCAAGATGGCAACTATCTAGACATTGAGTGGGACGAGGATACGGTTGTTTCTTACAAGTATCCAGGAATGTTTGCCCTAAAGCGTCCTACCTGGGTAGTGAACCCTACTCGTAAGATCGACGACTTCAAGCTTGCATTCTTTACTGATATGGGTGATGCCATGCAGCGTTTCGCATGTGTCCCGACATTCTCTTCTGACAGATTCTTCAAGCAGACGGAGAAGGTTAGAGCAGCCATGAGCATGCGTAACCCACTAGATAGCATTAGAAGGTTTGAAGAAACGTTTAAGCCAGACCCAACCAAAAAGTATTACGTACACGCTGACCTTGCACAGAAGCACGACAAGTGTGCTGTTGCAATTGCTCACGTAGACAAGTGGGTAAATATTCAGGTAATTAAAGATTACCAGCAAGTGGCACCAGTAGTCGTAGTAGATGCTGTAGCATGGTGGGAGCCAAAGGTAGAGGGTCCAGTAAACCTATCAGAGGTTAAGCAGTGGATTCAGAACTTGCGTAGACTTGGTTTCGATATTGGCATGGTTTCATTCGACCGCTGGCAGTCATTTGATATTCAGAATGAGCTAAAATCGGTGGGTATGAGAACTGAGACTGTATCTGTTGCTAAGAAGCACTATGAAGACATGGCAATGCTAGTATATGAAGAAAGACTAGCCATGCCTATGATTGACCTATTGTTCGAGGAACTTTCAGAGTTGAAGATTATGAACAATAACAAGGTGGACCACCCACGCAAAAAGTCTAAGGACTTGGCAGATGCTGTATGTGGTGCTATATATGGGGCTATATCACACACCCCTAGAAACATGGACCAAGAGGTCGAAATCCATGAATTTAGAGATCGACCAAAAGGGGTTGACAACAGCCCCCAAAACGTGATACAATATAAACCTTCTAAGAAAGATGTAGAAGATTACTTAAGTCAATTTGACATTATATAAATATAAGGAGAAACAACTATGACTTCTATCAAGAAGCCACTAATCGCCATTGCCTCGGCATTGGCACTTGCTGCTACTGCTTTTGTAGCACCAGCTAACGCTGCAATTTCTGCGGCTCTCACCGTAAACAACGTAGCAGTTACCGCTGCTGCAACTGCTGCTGACCCAGTAGTGCTTCCAGTTCCTGCAGATAACTCTGTAGATTCTGCAGATGCTCTAAAGGTTGTTGTAACTGTTGCTGCAAATACTGCTGTCACTGCTACAGCAACTAACGCAAAGCTGATTTCAGCCCTTGCTACCGTATCTGCACCAGTTACCGCTGCTGCAGGTTCCGCAACATTCTCGGCTAATTCGGGATCAGGATCTACGGTAACATTCTATGTGTTTACCACTAAGGCAGACGCTGGCTCTGTTGTTCTGACCGTTGGTGGAGATACCACCACTTACAACATCAAGGGCACTGCAGGTGCTGCATACAACCTTAACGTTGTAGCTCCAAAGGTTGCAAACCTTGGCGGTACTGCAGAGTTCACTGCTACTGTAACTGACGTATTTGGAAATGCTGTGACAAACGCCACCATTTCATCTACAGTTATTCGTGGTACTCTCGGTGCATTCTCATACGATGCAACCGACAAGCGTTATGAGGCAACTTTGACTGCTCCTGCTACTGCTGGAAATGCTATTGTTGCTAATACTATTACTGCATCTGCAGTCGCTGGTCTAGCTGCCCCAGTAGTTGAGGCAATCTCAACTGTTACTGTTGCAGATCTTGCTGGTCAGACTGCTGCACTGTCTGCCGAGGTAGTCACTCTTACTGCTAAGGTTGCAGAGCTAGAGGCTAAGCTAGCTCTTGCAGATGCTAAGGCTAATAGCAACAAGGCCAAGTACAATGCTCTAGCCAAGAAGTGGAACAAGAAGTTCCCAAAGGCTAAGGTTGCACTGCTCAAGTAATTGAGATATAATTGTAAAGGGGAAGGAGCTAAAATTCCTTCCCCTTTACTATCCCTAGATTATAAAAAGGAGTTAAAATAGATGTCCATAGATATTTTTTATTTCTCCAATTATTCGGGAAATACACACAGATTTATAGAAAGATTGGGCAGAGATGCTACTAGAATTCCTATTGCTTGGGACGTTGCTAGCCCTATCTATGCTGAGCGTAAGTATATACTTTTTGTACCAACTTATGGTGGGGGTTCTGAAGGATCTGCAGTTCCCAGACAGGTACGACACTTTTTAAATATCCCTTCAAATAGGGATTTACTCCAAGGCATTGTTGGCTTTGGCAACATGAATTTTGGTGAGCATTACTGCAAGGCAGCAGACATGATTTCACAAAAAACTGGGAAGCCAGTAATAGCCAGGATAGAAATATTCGGCACAGACTACGACATAGAGAAGACAAGGGAGAAATTAGAGTACTATGACAGACAAGTATAGTTACCATGAACTAAATGCAATGCTGAACCTGTGGTCAGCAGAAGGTAAGATTCAATTCGACAAGGACAAGGAAGCAGCTAGAGCATATTTCCTAGACCACGTAAACTTAAATACGGTATTCTTCCACAGTCTTGAAGAGAAGTTGCAATATCTAGTAGAGAAGGATTACTACGACTCATCTATTCTTGAAGAATACTCTCCTGAGTTTATTAAAGATCTGTTTAAGCACACCTATAATTATAAGTTCCGCTTTCCAACCTTTGTTGGTGCCTACAAGTTCTACACACAGTATGCTCTCAAGACCTTTGATGGTGAGCGATACCTAGAACGTTTTGAGGATCGTGTCGTAATGAATGCACTAATGCTCGCTAAAGGAAATGAAGAGCTTGCAACAAGCCTGGTAGATGAAATCATCTCTGGTCGGTTCCAACCAGCAACGCCAACGTTCTTGAATGCAGGCAAGAAGCAGCGTGGAGAATATGTATCTTGCTTCCTGCTACGTGTTGAGGACAACATGGAGTCAATTGCTCGTGCAGTCACTTCATCACTTCAGCTATCAAAGCGTGGTGGTGGAGTAGGTCTTAATCTTACAAACGTTCGTGAGCTAGGTGCACCAATCAAGAAGATCGAGAACCAGTCTTCAGGCATCATTCCCGTTATGAAGATGCTAGAAGACGCATTCTCTTACGCAAACCAGCTAGGTGCTCGTCAGGGTGCAGGTGCGGTTTACCTAAACGCTCACCACCCAGACATCATGCGATTCCTAGACACCAAGCGTGAGAACGCTGATGAGAAGATTCGTATCAAGACTCTAAGCCTTGGTGTGGTTGTTCCAGACGTGACTCTTGAGCTAGCTAAGAACAACGAAGACATGTACCTGTTCTCTCCATACGATGTAGAGCGGTTCTATGGTAAGCCAATGAGTGATATCTCTATCACAGAGATGTATCAGACGCTTGTAGACGATGGTAGAATTCGCAAGTCAAAGATTAGAGCACGTGAACTATTCGAACGCATTGCTGAAATTCAGTTTGAGTCAGGGTATCCATACATTGTGTATGAAGACACTGTAAATAATGCCAACCCAATTGAGGGTCGTATCAACATGTCAAACCTTTGCTCTGAGATTCTTCAGGTAAACACCCCAACCACCTACAACAACGACATGTCGTATAAGGATATTGGTAAGGATATCTCATGTAACCTAGGATCATTAAATATTGCTAAGGCTATGGAGTCGTCAGACTTTGGAAAGACAATTGAGACTGCAGTACGTGCACTTACTTCTGTAGCAGACCAATCATATATCGACTCTGTAATGTCAGTTGCTGAGGGCAACCGCAAGTCACGTGCTATTGGTCTAGGACAGATGAATCTTCATGGTTATTTTGGTAAGGAAGAAATGCACTACGGAGACGAGGAGTCCATTGACTTTACCAATATCTATTTCTATACTGTATTATATTATGCCCTACGTGCATCTAATAAGATGGCAGTAGAAACAGGAAGCCCATTTGACGGATTCGAGAAGTCCAAGTATGCTGATGGAACATTCTTTGCAAAGTATATTGCAAATGAGTGGAAGCCAAAGACTGAGAAGGTTGCCAAGATATTCGCAGATGCAAATATCCATGTGCCAACCCAGGAAGACTGGAAGTACCTTGCACAGAACATCATGGCATTTGGTATTTACAACCAGAACCTCCAGGCTGTTCCACCAACAGGTTCAATCTCTTACATTAATAACTCAACATCATCTATCCACCCTATCGCTTCTCAGATCGAGATCCGCAAGGAAGGAAAGATGGGGCGTGTTTACTACCCAGCCCCATACCTGACTAACGACAACCGTGAGTACTTCCAGGATGCATATGAGATTGGTCCAGAAAAGGTCATTGATATCTATGCAGCTGCACAGCAGCACGTTGACCAGGGTCTATCGCTAACCCTGTTCTTCAAGGACACCGCCACCACTCGTGACGTAAACAAGGCACAGATCTACGCATGGAAGAAAGGTATCAAGACCATTTACTACATTCGTATTAGACAAAACGCACTAGAAGGAACAGAAATGGAGGGATGCGTATCATGTCAGCTATAACACGTCCAATCAACTGGAATAAGGTTGAGGATCCAATTGACCTAGAAGTATGGAACCGCTTAACTGCAAACTTCTGGCTACCAGAAAAGGTTCCAATCTCAAATGACATTCAGTCTTGGTCTACATTGCGTGACCATGAGAAGCTACTAACTGTAAGAGCATTCACTGGTCTTACCATGCTGGATACTATCCAGGGTACCGTAGGATCAATGAGTATTATTCCAGATGCACGTACACAGCATGAAGAAGCAGTAATTACAAACATCGCCTTCATGGAGTCAGTACACGCTAAGTCATATTCTAGTGTATTTTCTACTCTTATTTCTACACAGGAAATTGAAGACGCATTCCGTTGGTCTGAGGATAACCCATACCTCCAGAAGAAAGCACAGATTGTTCTAGATAGATACCATGGAGATGACCCACTAAAGCGTAAGATTGCCTCTACATTGCTAGAATCATTCCTATTCTATAGTGGATTCTATCTGCCAATGTATTGGTCAAGTCGTGCAAAGCTTACAAACACTGCTGACCTTATTCGTCTTATTATTAGAGATGAAGCGGTACATGGCTACTATATTGGGTACAAGTTTCAGCTGGCGTACAATGAGTCAACTCCTGAGCGTCAAGAAGAGATTAAGGCGTATGCATATGACCTTCTGATGGAACTATACGAAAACGAAATCAAGTACACAGCTGATCTATATGACGAAATTGGATTAACAGAAGATGTAAAAAAGTTCTTGCACTACAACGCAAACAAGGCTCTGATGAACCTTGGCTTTGATTCATTATTTCCAAAAGATGTTTGTGATGTAAATCCTGCAATTCTTAGTGCATTATCGCCTAATTCAGATGAGAACCACGACTTCTTCTCTGGATCTGGTTCAAGCTATGTTATTGCAAAGCACGAAGCTACCGAAGACGATGACTGGGACTTCTAGATAAAATAATCATTAAGGGGCATGGCTTAAGCTGTGCCCCTTTTTATTTATATAATCCGATATAATTATACTAACAAGCATTCCAGCTACCCCATAACTAGGAGTGAGGACTATTAAGAAAGTAGTTAGATTAATTACTGCAGCATCATTGGCATTTTTGCCATTGATTTGGGCTGCACCATCTCATGCTACCCAAATGACTTTGCAAGAAGCACAAGCTGCTTTGGTATTAGCACAGCAAGAGGTTACAGACGCAACAGCAGCCCTACAGACAGCCTCTGAGGCTGTTACAAGTGCTACGGTAGCTAGAGATACGGCTCAAATTGCATATAACGAAGCACTGACTGCATATCAAGCTACAGAGCAGGTAATTCCTGGAACATCTAATACTACAACTCAAAATGTTGTGCAGAACGGCACGTTCGATAGCACTGCAGGATGGTCAAATGTTATAGCAAGTTCTACGGTATATGGAACTGGAGCATCTCCACTTATTTATAACAATACGCTTAAGGGATCTTATACTGCAGGTATTTATATCCAGCAAACAGGAACATTCCCAAGTCCAACAAGACAAGTAACCTTCGCTGTTGATGTCTGGAACTATGACACTAACGAAGGCAACAGGATAGCAAACCCTGACTACTATCGTATTGAATTCCGTACCTACAATGCTGCTGGTACAAGACTAAACTATTATAATCTTGAGTGGTCACAATGGCACGACTCTTGGATTACCAGAGGTGGAACATACACTCTTTCTGATGATGCAGTTAGATGGGATATCGGATTTAGACTGCAAGACTCAGGCTATTGGGCAGGTGCTTTTGGTCCAGTAATGGATAACGTACGTCTTATTGCTACAATGACACAAGCTACCCCAGATACATATACATATGGTGCAGAAGAGACAGCAGCCAAAGATGCTGCCTATCAAGCTCTACAGACTGCACAAGCAGACCTAAACTCTGCTATTTCTGCTCAGGTAGCTGCACAAACTAGACTTAATGCTGCAATTGCTGAGGTAGCAAGGCTAGAAGCACTAATCATAGAGCTAACACCACACCTAAATGCTCCTACAAACCTTACAGCAGTAATCAATGGAAACAATGTTGATCTATCTTGGAATGCACCAGCATCTAACTTATCTGGAGTATCTATAGAAAGATACGCTATTATGTGGTCTACTACAAACTTCACCTCTAATGGATGGGGATGGTCACACGATCAAACAAATGTGTCTATACCACTAGACATCCTTAATCAAAATGGTGGCTTGGGAAACACATTCCAATTTGCTATTCGTGCAGATAATGATACGCAATCTATTTATTCACCAAGATCTAATATTGTTTCATTGCAGACAGTAGAGCCTCAGTGGTGGCAAATTCAATTTAACGAAGGTGACAGAGTAACTATCGGTGCCCCAGAAGGATATGTATTTGGAACCCCAAGAGCATGGTACGGATCCCCAACAGATCCAAGCTGTGGGGCAGACGTATCTTCGATTGTTGCTGGATACATTACTGGTAATGCATCTGGAGATTTTTATGCAAATAATGAGGCATTTGGGGATACATGTGGCGGAGTATACAAAGTTCTTAGACTAAGCACTCCAGTTACTGCTGCTCCAGTAGTAACCCCAGAACCAACACCTACTCCAGAGCCTACTCCGACTCCTCAGCCAACAGTAGAGCCAGCACCACAGCCACAACCAGAACCACAGCCAACGCAAACACCTAGCCCAGAACCTTCACCGTCACCGCAACCAGCTCCAGAACCAACGCCCACACCAGCACCCCAACCAGAGCCACAACCAACGGTAGAGCCAACACCTGAGCCTACCCCTTTACCTGAAGAAACGGTTGAGCCAGAACCCACACCAGAGCCAACATTGACACCTGAGCCAGAACCAACACAGGAACCCACGCCAGAAATTTCAGAAACACCAGAACCTTTGCCTTCACCAGAACCTCCTATTGAACCAGAACCTGAACCTAGTTTACCAGAGGAGTCAGCAGCCATTGTTTCTGAATTGTTAAATGTTGAGCCAGAAAATCTGACAGAGGCTCAGGTAGAACAGCTAGTAGAAGCAGCACTTGAAACGTTTGAAACAGCAGAGCCAGGTTCAGAAGAGTATCAGCAAGCACTGGAAGCTTTAGCGGTAGCAGCTGAAGCTGACGATCCAGAATTGCCAGAAGAATTAGCAGCTATACCACTTATTGGTGATGTAGCTGGAGCTGCATTGGAAGTATTTAACAATGTAGGAAATATTGGTGCAGATATGTCTCCCCAAATCAGAGAACAAGCTGAAAAGACAATCATTGCATCAGTAATCGCTGCTCAGGCAGCAATTGGAGCAGTACAGGCAGCAGCATCCGCTGCTACTGCTGCAGCATCATCCGCATCAAGCGGATCAACTAGGAGGAACTAATGAAGAAATTCTTCAAGGACATGCTAGATCAGGCATGGACCCTACTAGGTATGTTTGTAGCCTGGGTAGTGCTAGAAGGTAGTGCTAAAGAGATTGTGGGATACTGCATTCTCGGTACCCTAGGCCTATGGGCTATAACATATCCATTACGCAATAACAATGAAAGTGAGTAAAAAATGGAAGAAGACTACGGAGTAAGCGGTGGCTGGGCCACTCTTAAGAACGTTCTATGGAGAATCCTTGCAGTATTTGCAGCATCTGGACTAAGCGTCCTTGGTGCTGGAGCTGTTGTTGGAATCGACCTATTGTCAGCTGTATTTATGGCTGGTATACTAGGTGTAGCTACGGTTGTAGAACGTCTTGCACGTGCCTTCCTTGACGATGGAAAGTTGACTCTAGACGAGATCAACTCTGCATTTGCCAAGGTAGACAAAAATGACGGCAACTAATTAGTTGACAAGCCCTCTCATTCTAGGTATAATAAAGATACTTAGTTGAGAGGGTTTGTTATATGGCAAGCATAGAAATGTATGATTGGCTTCAGATTGGTATAGACCAAGGCTGGATATCAGAGCCGTTTTGTTATACCCATGATGGTGATCCATACATGACAGAAGAAGAAGAACAAGAGTGGGAAGAAGGCGGAGATCCATGCAGCCCAGTCATAAAGATCCTAGTTTAGATAAATATTGGAAGAAGCTTTGGAGAAACGTAAATATGTCTTCAAAGCATGGTGCAGCAGGTGCCAGGGTAGAGAATAATCCAAAGCTACAGGGACGTATACGTAAGGGCAATCAGTCTACGGCATACCATGAAATTACAATTACCATTGATGACCTAAAGGATCAATGGGAAAAGCAAGGTGGCAAGTGTTATTGGCTTGGCATTGATATGAGTCTGGAAGATTTGATGATTAGTCGTTCACCATTTGCACCATCGGTAGATAGGCTAGACTCATCTGGTGAATACACAAAAGAGAATATTGTTTTAACAACAAGGTTTGCAAATCTTGGCCGTGGTGCATACGATGGAAATGATTTTAAAGAAAGACTTGACAAGTTGTTGGTTGATCGTGTATAATAAATATACATGACCTGGTTGGGTATGGTGATTCTAGATTAATCCATATATCAGACCAGTGAGGTAATTACTCTGACGAGGTAGGCGTTGTCGTCCCTACCACCTTCCTCACTAGCTCAACGGCAGAGCAACGAGCTGTTAACTCGTGGGTTCCTAGTTCGAATCTAGGGTGGGGAGCAATAGGGGTCGCACCCCTAGGAGGCTGATATACCTTCGTAAACGTATATTCGGTTTGACTAGGCATACCGAGATCTTAATAGACTGAGACTCTGAAAGTTTTAGCGTTGGCTCTATGAACCTTTGTAGAGACGTTTTACTAGTAGCGAAATTACTAGTCGGTGAGCAGAGGTCGCTAACTCTGGCTCACAACTGGATAGGTAGTTTAATGGCAAAACTGCAAGGAACGGCAAGTTGGGAGTTCGACTCTCCCTCTATCCACAAACACAGAGACGACGGTTTCTGTGGAGTATGACCGAATAATCCTCAGAGTCAAATGGGGAGGATAAGGTACTATCGGATCTTAGCGGATCGTCTTAGCGGACAAACGGTAGGTGTGCTCAAAGCGGATCTATGACGAGCCGTATTGACTAGGCACTGGTGGTAAAAGGCAATCCACCTACTCACACTACAGACTTACAC